TCCCACACCGGAGACCTTATCCCCCACTGCCTGCAACTTCTCCCCGGTTGCCCCAATCTTCTGCAAAGCAGTTGCAGACTGCTCTGCCTGCTGTTCCAGTCTCCGCAGTTCCTGCTCCGTCTCAATAATCTCCCTCTGCAGCCCGTCATACTGCTGCTGGGAAATCGTCCCGTTCCGCAGTGCCTCATCCGCCTGCTGCTGCGCAGTTTTCAAAGTCTCCAGCTTCTCCCTTGTCTCAGAAACCGCCTGTGCCAGCAGCCTGTGCTTCTGCGCGATCAGCTCCGTATTCCCCGGATCCAGCTTCAGAAGCTTCTCCACATCTTTCAGCTGGCTCTGCGTATTCCTGATTTCCGTATTAACCCCTTTCAGGGCAGTCTGCAATTTTGTGGTATCGCCGCCAATCTCGACAGTGATCCCCTTAATTCTGTTCCCTGCCATACGGCTCACCCCCTAAATCCCATAAAAAAAGGCACAAAAATACCCGGATCACTCCGGGCACAAAAAAAGCACCTGCCATCCTGACAAATGCTTTCATTATCGTCTTCATTTTTTTATCAACAAAACTTGAAGTTGTCACCATGTTCATCACTTATTTATACACGTTTGTAAATAATGGGATCATCGTATCCAAAAGTCCGCTTTCCGTTAACTTCCATAATTTCAGATACTTCCAAACAACTATCAGAAAACTTTTCCCAAAGCTTAAATGTCATTACTGGTGAAAACTGACTTGTGCTACCTCCCTCCCAGATGCCATCATTTTCATGATAAAGTGCCGGAGTAAACTTTTTAGATTTTTTCAGTTCACTATAATCAACATTTTTCATAGAATCATATGAAAATGTATTTTTGTCTTCTCCTTCCGGAATCTCATAGGAGGAAAGTAAAATTCCATCTTCATTTTCTGTAATAAGAAAAAGGTGCGGTGATGCGTGACGTTTACCATTGGTCTCATAGTAACTTTCTTCAACAACAAATTTTCCATTGAAATCTTGAGGAATATTATTTATTTTGTCATTGCAGACTGTATTTACATGCTTAGCATAAGGATATATTTTTCCTGTTGCCTGCATCATATTAAACTGCTCTTTGTTATCAAAATGTCCCGTCATCATACCAATAAAATTATCAAGTTTCATCATTTTATTTTACCTCCGCAAATCCCGCTTTGAGGAAAAGCCCAAGGGACTTTAATGTCCCTTATGCTTTTCTCTTTTCTTTTGCTGTTTCAACTCAAACATTCGCTGTTCTTCCGCCTCTTTTTTCTTGCGGCTTTTCTCTTTATGCTCCTGTTTGTGCTGTTCCTGCTGTAATTTCAATGCCTGCTGCGATTTTGTACCAATGCCGGTTTCCAGCATCTGCTTTTTTGCTTCTCGCTGCATCCGTTTCGGATTTCTTTTAATATCCTTTACAATAGTTTCAACAGCCGGACTGAATTTCAAACTGAAATAGTATTTTTGAATATATTCCTGTACTTCGTAATCTTTTGGTTCTGCACCAAATGTTGCCTTCGCCACAGATAGTTTACCATCTTCAATACGCTCAAATACGCCTACCCAAAATGGTTCTTCAAAATATACCGTCAGTTTTCCATTTACTTTGTCCATGAGAATCCCTCCTAAAATAAAATGAACAAAGAATGGACAACCCGGAGGGGCAGGTTACTTACCCTATTTACATAGGACGGCTGGGCTACCTACCAGCTCTAATACATTTTTAATGTACATTGCGTTTTTATCTTTGTATTTATAATCAAGCCATATGGCACGATTAACTTAATTCAGTAAATATTGATTTGATAAAACCATTATACCCTTTCTGAATCATCCTGTCACCATATTTCATCAGATCAGAACCTGTCGAAATCCTCCTGTGTGGCAACCTTTCTCCATCCCTTATACTCATCATTCCTGCTTTCCACAAACATATCATTCACCATGCCAATGGTCAGCAGATCCAGATCCCGGATGGAAATCCCCAGCTGCACACACCGGAGAAGAAACAGGGGAGTTGTCATTTCACGGTCTGTTGCATGAAGTTTTTTTTAGCCTCCACATCCGTCCTGATGTTCATTCCCCACAGCTCAATCAGCTTTGGCAGAACCTGATAAATACTGAATGTATTAAACTCATCCAGCCAGTCCTCCGGATTATCCGGAATAGACGGATCCGCATGCTTCGCCATCACATACGCAATGTTCTCAAACATCTCAAGGGAAAACAGATCCAGAGCGGACTTTTCCGGGTCTCCGTCCCCAATACTCTTTTCCAAAACAGATAAATCCTTGTAGATATCCCTCTGGAACTTAATCCTGTAAATACGCGGAATGGCGGCAGATGCCTTAAAAGCAACCGCCTTCCCGTCAATCTCAATCTTCTTCATCATGCTCATATCTGAATCCTCCTCAGCTCAGTGCTTTTCCATTTCCTGCAGCATCCACTACAGACTTTCCACTATCAGAAGCCTGCAAAGAAGCCGGATCCGCAGCCGGCAGATACACCGACTTGTACCAGTCTGCATAAACAGTTGCATCCGTAGTATTCCCTGTCTTTGCCTTCACCTTTCCATCCGACAATGGCGTGGCCTTAATAGTCAGTGTTTCCGTCTGCACTTCCTTCTTCTCCTCGTTGGTCTTGCCCTCAATCTTCGGACGGGATGCCGAACAGTTATACATCACGTGGCGGATATGGCGCACATCCCCGTCAAACTCAAAAAGCAGGGCAAACAGTGCCAGTTCTGCGTCCGAGTTTTCAATCAGAACGCCCTTGGCATCCAGCTTCTCTCTCAGCACATCCGTTCGGAAACTCTCCGGAATCAGTGCAAGCTCCAGATCCCCGTCATAGCCCATATTGTTGTTGATCACATAATACGCAATGCCATCCGCATAAAAATTCTCCGGCTCCCCGTTGGCATCCAAGGACAGTGATACGGACCCCGGAAGCGGCACTGGTGTTGCATAGGACACCGCCCCGTCCTCCCCGATCGTCAGTAAAGCGTAATGCGCATTTTTCAGATTATACTTCACCTTGTTATTCTTATCAGACATAATATTCCTCCATCACTAAACAAATCATTACAGTTCCATGCTGTACAGTACCTCATACAGCTTTTCGCTCTGGATCCAGACCTCCGACTTATTATAAAAAATCCCGGCATCATCCAGAACCGTTTCCACCAGGGCTTCTGCTCCGGGATCCTTCCGGTCCGTGTAAAGCTCTATCCTTACTTCACTGATCCGGAAGTATACCCGCCCGTCTGCCGAAAAATTATCGCTGCCGGGAAGCAGATAACAGATAAACGGCGGATCCGGGCTTTCCCCTTCTGCAAAATGGTCATAAGCGAAAGGAAAACCAGTCTCTTCCAGCATCCCTGCCAGTTCTTCCAGTGTCATATGCTTTCACCTCCCGCCATCACCTCAGTGCCTTCTCCACTTCCCGTTCCAGAGTCTGCGCAGCCCTTTCCTCCGCAGGCGCAATATGGGGAAACGCCCTTGTCCTGCCGCCTTTTCTCAGCGCATGACCGAACTCCAGCAGATGGGCCAGCTGGTACCTGTTTCTGGAATACACCACGATTTCCATCGCATTGGCAGTTTCCTTCGTGGTCTTCGCCGCCCAGCTCTTTGCGTAGGCACCGGTCTTCACAGGGGCATTCTCCTGGATGTCTTTTCTCGCCTGTGCGCCTGCCTTCTTCACTGCTTTTTTCATATCATCCGCCGCAAGCTGTGCGTACTCTTCCAGCCCTTCCATGATCACATCTGCCATCTGGCTGACTGTACATCTGTCTCCTGCCATGTCTCACCTCCGGACCTTCCTGCATGTGAATTTCAGACACTTCTTCTTATAATTCAGATGATCCACACTCACAATGTCATACACCTGATCCCGAAACAGGATCCTGTGGGTAACAGACCGGATACCTGCAGTCTTTTTACAATACCGCACCGTCACAGTCATTCCCACATCTTCCACCACAGTCCCTGCGGTTTCCGCTTCCCTGGAACTGGCAAGCCCCTCACCGCCTATCGTAGCAAAACAGCAGTAATCCTCTGTCCACTCATTCCTGTGATTTCCGATCCCGTCCTTTACAACAGAACATTTCTGAAAAATCACCTTTTCATTCATCAATGCAATATTCAAACCAACCACCTCAGAATCCCGGTTTTCTTACTCCAAACAGCAGGCTCCGCAAATCCATCACCAGCTGATGGTGATCCGCTTCCTCCCTGTGTTCATACAGATACGCCGCTGCATACTGCACAGCAATCTTCGTCCCCTGCAGGTCTTCAAACTCATCCTCATCCGTGATCCTTGCCACATCCATGCAGATCTGCTGCCCCTGCTCGATCAGATCCCCGATCAGCGCATCATCATCCTCAAAATCCACCCGCAGGTAATTCTTCATCTCATCCACTGTCACTGCCAACTGCATCACCTCAAAACAGAACCGGCAGGCCTGTACTTCTCCTGCCGGTCCCCTTATTCAAAAAATCAGTCTGCCTTCAGTTTCATGATCTGCACGGCTTCCGGAAGAACCAGTTTTCCGTCCACGCGTTCCTTTGCAACAAAACCGATCATTCCGTTGCCTGCAAACAGTTCATTCAGCTGCTTAAAGGATCTGTTTCCCCGGTCGCCAATGTTGTAATAGCTGTAATCTCCAAAAGCGATGCCGTCCTTCGGTGCATAGGCAGAAGTCTCCACCTTGTAACCCAGGATCCTGTCCGGTTCCCCGGCCTGGTAAGCCGGCTGCCAGATATAAGCACCGTTATTGTCCTTCAGCTTTCTAAGGGAAGGCAGTGTTGCATCATTCATGATAAAGGATGCATTTTTACGGTACGGACGTTTCAGGCCATACACCAGATCCAGCATGTCATCTGATTTCAAAGCTGCAGCCAGTGTATTCAGCAGATGCCCGCCGCCTGTTCCGTCAAAAATACCGGTCGGCTTCCCTGTTCCGTTTCCGTTCAGGAAGGCATCCTCTTCCGCATTGGCAAGTGCCTTTCCAAACTGGACAAGGATGTAATTTTCCAGATTAAAAGCATTGTCATAAAGCAGTTCCTCCGTTACCTTAATCGCCACATGAAGCTTATGTGCATCCAGAATCTTCTGGTCAAAAGTCGCATCCCCGAAAGTCAGTGCCCCGCCTTCCTCAATCCAGCTTGCCGCCGGCTTGGTAGCCGCAATATTGATCTTATGCTCCCCGGAAGTCACGATTCTTGTGGCAAGACGGCGCATGATATTTTCTTCATTCAGAACATCAACCAGTCTTCTGTCATACTCTTCCGGAACCAGATAACCGCCGTCGGCATCCACGCCCTCCTGAAGGGTATTGGAAACCTGGCGGAAGTTGCTTCTCAGTGCATTCAGCATTGCCCTGCGGTATTCATCAGAAGCACGTCCTGTCTTTGGCTCACCCTGGCCGCCTGCATAAGGCTTCCCGGTCAGCGGCTGGTTTACCGGCTGGTTCAGGTTCTTTTCCATTTCCTCAGCCTTGCGGTGGCGGTCAATCGCCTTTGTCAGATCCTCAATCTCCGCTTCCATTCTCTCATAAGTTGCACTGTCCTCCGCAGACAGCACCCCGTTTTCATTCTCATGGGTATCCACAAAATTCTTTGCAGCTTCCCAAACCTTAGCTCTCTTCTCCATTAATTCCTGAATCGTCATAATCCGTATCCTCCTCAGATATATTTTTTGATAAAATTTAAGCGTTCACGCAGATCATCCGCAGAACGCCCTGTAACATTCGTATTCACTTTCTTCTTTTCACACTTCTGGCAGGCATTCTCCGCCGCCCCGAAACATCCATTGCAGGGATCATCCCCCTCAGCACCGGCACTTCCACTTATTCCAGTTCCCCGCATACCAGCACCATTTCCATTCAAGCCGGCATCTCTGGTATTTCCGTAGCACTGCCCCGATACTCCATTCCCACCGGCAGCCAATGCAGCCAC